TAACCTCTTGATTTTGGGCTCGGGCCTTTCCCTCACCAGATGACCCCTATTATACATCTTTTGAGTCGAATGACAACCGCTGAACCAAAATAATTACCCTCCAATTATTGATGAGCCAATAACTCCCCTAATCATCGCCATTTTTAACTGACGATAACCTATTGATTAAAAAGGATTATTTTTACGGAGAAACAAGAGGTTAGAGCTCTTGCTCGAATTTGAGAGCTTTGACCAGTATCATTAGCCCTCAAAATTACGAAAAAACACTAACCTATTGTTTCAAAACGAAAAAACCCTTGGGTCTCCCCAAGGGTTTTCATTTGAAAGCGTACTATTATCAGAAAGTTAGAGTGATAGTAGCTTTGATGATGCCGTCTGCATCTTCTGTCTTAGAATACTCATATTCCATAACACCTCTCTCAAGAGCTGCAACATATGTGTTCTTATCATTCTTATTGATAAGTTTACCAGTCACCCCACCAAGAGTTGAATCAGTTGTAAGAACCAATGCTTTAACAGTAGATCCGGAATTAGCATCTGAAATATCACCAAGGATTCCATCATCCTGTGTAATGCCAGCTGTGTCTTCAACATCAATCAATACACCAGCAACGCCAAGACCACCAACATCAGTAGATACGGTACCACCCATATTAGTACCAACTGATGTCTTCTGATACTCACCATCTAGATCAACACCAGCAGCAGAAGTTGAAGCAGTTACAAAACGATCAGAATTAGTGATGTTTTGTACTTTAACATCAATTCCCCCTACTGTAAATGATGTATCTAAAGTGGCATTACCATTTCCAGATGCTTGGCCAACTGTTACACCAAAATTCCCAACTGATGCAGATAATTCCATCTGGTTGGCAGCAGGAGCCTTCTTTTGAAAAAGTCCATGCCCGTTTCTTGTCTTGAATTTACCGCCTTTAAAATCTAGACCTTCAATACCAGCCTCAACATAACTTTCCTGTACAACTAGTGAATCACTACCGGTCTTATTTTCGAGTTTAATTGTAGCTTTACCTGCTTCTGCAGATCCAACAATATTTAGATCTAAATCTTGTTCATATGTAGCAGCGCCTGGATTACCGTCTTGGATAATACCTTCATATTCACCAGTAATAGAAATATCCGCGAATGCAGACGTAGTTAAAGCAGTTGCAGCAAACAACGCGATTAAATTTTTATTCATTTCCCATTTTCCTATGTTATTAAAAAAGCCCGTTTGAGGACGGGCAACTCCTTTTTTTACATTATTATATATACTACTTTTTATTGCAAAAATAATAAAAAAGTAGTATTTTTGCTACTCTTTCCAATAACCATTGGATTCATTATATGCTTGAATATCTTCATCAGTCAAGTCGATGGTTGGGCAATCAACTATGGCATCATCTACCACATACCATGTCCCTTCATACATGTCTTTAATATAATCTATTACATCTGCGGATGCGCCAAAAGAAGCTACAGTAAGTAGCGTAGTAAAAATAATAGTCTTCATTTTAATTTCCTTTATAACCGTAGTAATGAGGAGCAGATGCATAGTGATTATCATTTACTCCATTAAAACGAGAATTAGTGTCTCCATCAATGTCTGCATTCATTTTAGAATTACCAGAGCCAGAAGCATTGATAGTCATAGAAAAATTGCCTTCCATGTCAGCTCGGCCGTATCCCTTTCCATGGCCTCTACCATCGAAAGTTCCATCAGTATCGTTAGTAAAATAACCATTAGTGTTGCTATCATTGCCAAAGAACGCATTAGCAGAACCAATAGTCAGGGTTAAAATTACAGTTGTTAAAAGTTTTTTCATTTTCATTTCTCCAAATATTTCAATGTTAGTCATTAATAAAAGGGGACTAACTAAACCTATGTTGATATATTAAGTTCAGGATTAAGCTTTTCTATCCATTCCTTTTCTTTTTTAATTAATATGTGTTTTGGTGTATTATTATCACATCGCTCTAATACGCTGAATACCAGCTCCGATGGATTATCATTATACCCTTATATAATTGTTTACTGATATTATAGTTTTACTTATAAGAAAAGCGGACGCGAATCCGCTTTTCTGTGATGAAATTATTTAATCGACTTGATTAATTTCTTTGATTATGATATATTTAACTGCTTCTACATGACCTTTAACACGGCCGATCTGATACACCACAAATAACGTGAATCCTAGGAGCAGGCTTTGCATCAGGTTAAAATTATCTATCATACTTCTCCTGTGACTTTATTGTAAATTTCCTTCCAGCTTTGAACACGAATATCTTCATGCTGTCCAGCGTTGTGTTGGTGTGCCATCATAATAGGAGACAAGCCAGCTTCATATCCAGCATCAATGTTAGCTGGTTTATCTTCTACCCAATAACACCCAGTATTCTTCCACTTGGCTAGTTCTTCATCCTTGTCTTGACCAGCATTAAGAATAGTGATTCCATGAAATACCTCTTCGCCAAATAATTTCTTCAAGTTATATCGACGAAATTCACGACCTGCCTCTTGATCTGTTTGACTTGTAATAACATGCAAACGATAACCATGTTCTTGATATAATTTACGAACATATTTAACCACATCACGAAGAGGACCTAAGTTAGCCATATGTGCAGAAGCATTATACTCTGCAACAAGTTTACGACCATCACGAGGAGTCATCCCAAGAGATTTTCCTACATTATATTCACTAGGATCTTGAATAGAAAAACCATAACGCTCTTCTGCCCAATTGAAAAAGTAGGCTTCCCAATCCAACAAGACTCCGTCACAATCTACTAAAATAATGTTATCTTTCATGACTTTACTAAGCTAATCGAATCAATGCGGATTGAACGCCATCCTTCATTAACAACATCAAATAGTGTTACAATGTCTGGATTCTGATTGCGTTGAACAGACTGACGTTTTGCATCAGAAAACGATGGCATATTTACCATCTTAGTGAAATCTAGTGTTCCTTCAAGAACACGACTTGTTCCATTTCGTTTTGTGAACTCAACGGTAATGATCCCACTTCTTGCAATATCAACTAATTCTTTCTTTGTGAACATAATATATCTCCTATCTTGACTTGTTTATGCGTATATTATACTATGATTTGTGTTATAAGTCAACAGTTTTTTTCCAACTTTTTCGTATTCAACACATTTTTCTGTAATTCTTAGAGGAGGCCATATTGGACAGCCCCCTCGTCCCTTATAAGCTTTTGTACAATCAGAACACAAATCAACACACTTAAATAACACTCTGCTCATCATTAAATTCCTTTATGCATCTAATAAGTTCTTTATCCCAATTATCACGATGTTCGATGAATACTTGAGGTTCATCATCATCAACTGATATTACAGTAACTAGTTGAGTAATAGGCATACCAGTTCTTTCTTCCCATGCAATTGCATAAAAACACTCTTGCATGAAGTAGTTAGTTACCCACTCATATTTCTTCTTCTTTCGTGAAGTCTTATAATCAATAATGCTTAGCTTTCCGTCAAATTCTGCTACACAGTCTACTCGTCCTGCAAGCTCAAGGTAGTCAGAATAAAGGGGAAGTTCTTGACCATACACAACTCCTATCCTCTCATCAAGAATGGGTTTGATACGACAGAAATCATGGATGATGTTTGGCATAGCACCCGTCTTCCAATCCGGATCATTATTTACATATTTCTCTGCCATATCATGCACGGCAGTACCTCTATGAGATGCTCTTCGAGAAATCTTGTTAGCTTCTTCTTCTCCAACGCGAGCTCGCCATTCAGCGATAGCTTTTCTGGATTGAAGAGATAACACAGTTGTTATCGATGGATAAGTTTTCCCTTTTGGGGTTTGATACTTACGACCGGATGTCTTAGTAACACATCCGAGGTCGTCGTATCCTAAGTCAGTTGGTTTGTGTATGAACATAATATAGCATTATACTCTAAAATGAGAGAAAAGTCAACAGTTTTTAAACTTTTTAGCTTTGCATGTTTTCTCTTTGATTAAAAAATCTTTTACAAGACCCGAGCGAACGATGTCATCAACTTCGAATTCTACAACGTCAAAATGTTTTGGCATTGATTTTACTACTTCCATAAAATCATTTATACCATTCATCTCCTTGTCTCTATGGAAATCTGATTGATCATAATCACCTGAAAACACAATCTTACAGTTCTTACCAACACGAGTGATAACCGATACTAGTTCGTGATAGTTAAGATTTTGCATCTCATCAACTATGATAACTGTATTATTGTATGTAATGCCTCTAATAAATGAAGTGCTTTCAAAGTGAAGAAGATTGTTTGCCATAAGATTATCCCATGCAGTTAAGCATTTAAATATCTCTTGGAATATTGATCTATACGGAGCAGTATATGCGTCTTTCTTCTCTTGTTCGTCTCCAGGCAAAAATCCTATGTCTCTCGTAGGAACAATTGATCTAACAATCACAAGATCTGTATATTCTGTGCTCTTATCAAGAACAGCTTCTAAGGCAAGTGACAATGCTAGAAAGGTCTTACCTGTTCCTGCATATCCAGATAATACTAGATTCTTATTGTCAAACGATTCAATCGCCTTTGCTTGGTTGAAGTTTCTAGGACTTAATTTTGGAAGGTCCTCTAGTCTAACCTTCTTTTGTTTTCTATTAATAGTTTACCATCCTTCCATCTTGGCCGCATTTGGGCCTGTGGTTGGATATCCTTTCTTTACCGCTTTCATCTTATCTTTAAATACATCACTCGATCTAGAAAAGACATCTCCTGACGTCCCCAGCACTTGAGGAGTTGATAAAATAATACTATGACAGTTATGCTCTTTCATATAGGATTCTTTCTCAGAGTAGGACATAGTATCTTCCCATATATCACCTGTTTCATTATGTTGAAAATCGTACGTTGGCATAATTTAGTTTCTACAACAATAAATAATCCCCACCAGTGCTATAATAGCTACTGATATAAGGACAATATCATTTAATGTCATTTTAAGATGTTTGTTCCCCAAGTGTTTTCAATTAACATTTTAGTAAGGCCTTTAACTTTAAGTTTTTTCTTAGATGCTTCAACTAGATACTGAGCATCCATTGGATGAATAGACTCTAACATTGCCTTAAATGACTTGTCTGCTCTTTCTAGTGACACATCACCTTTTGAAAGAGGTACAAGATATTTCGTGATATCTCTCAGACTTTTAGTGGGGGCGGAGTTGGGGCTCCAATTGATCTTCTTTGATATATGAATAGTTAGATTATCATCAAAGTTTATTTTCATGATGTCTCTTAGCGCAAGACAATCATTATCACCTAATATTTTTTGTTTTTCTTCTCGAGTTTGAGCTGAACCAACAGCTTCTAAAATTTCATATATTTCCATTAAAATTCACCTGCACATTCGATTAACATATTCATTTTATTATCAACAAGGTAGTTGAAAACATTACCTCTACTTGGATATTTATACCTTTCTAATTGGCTGATTGCAGATTGTTTAACATCATCCGGCATCAGTTTCAAATCAATCATAACCTTATTGCGTATATAGTTGCGATATTCTGACTCTTCCATCACATCTTCAAGTTTGTCTTTATTCTCCCATAAGAAATCCATTTTCTTCTTTCTCATAGGGGTTTGTCTAATCTTGTCTGTGAAAGCGTTATCAGGAGATAAGATGTTTGGTACTCCATCAGAAGAGTCCCCTTTCAATACATGGTCAAATAAGTAACGATTTGGATTATCATCTTTAACCATTTTATCTTGCATAGGAGAATATTGAACAACATCGCCTAAACTATGTAGCTGAATGAAGTCTTTATCAGCTGATACAATAGCTACTTTGTCTCCTCCGAACTTTTCCATCTCTTCAATGGTGATAGCACCAATAATATCATCAGCCTCTCCATTATCTACTTTGATTACTGCGTACGGGAAATTATCTCTGATATCATCAGCTGTTGCTTCAAGAAGGTGATAGATTTCAGTCCAATCATACTTGTCTTTTTCACGATTGGTTTTGCGGGAAGCTTTATATTCAGGATAGTAATTTTTTCGCCAAGAAAGTCCCTCTAAACATATAATCATTTGCCCCCACTCATCTTCAGGGAATCTGTTTCTATATGTTCTGATATTGTTCAGGATGATGTGCTTAACAAGACTTTCTGACAACACCTCTCCTCTATTCAATTGTCCTAATATGGATCCAACTGAAATACCATTGTAATCTACAAGTACCATAATCTACTCCTTCAAATTCTTTACCGAACCAATACCCAACTTGATTGCGATAATACCATTATAATTATCCTCCCTAAGAAGGACATCTTCATCGAACTGGATCTTTGCTTCCATATAGTTCGTTTCACCTCTTGTTTTACATAGTCTGATAATTTCTCTTTTAAACTTATCTTTTCCTAGTAACTCAATGTCTTCTAGTAGTCTCTTACTGGAACCCCAATAATCCATCCAGTCGGTTTCCGTGATCTTATGTCGCTTGTTTTTACGTCCTTTGAGGGGGGCGAGTTTTCTTTTACTTTTGAAGTACTTTCTCCCCACGTAATCATGTCCGGATTCCAAATTAGTAATTCTATAAACAAAGCCATAATGATCACCAATATCAGTAGAAGTAAACTCTTTACCGTCATAAATCCACATCATCGAATCCATCTCGCCATTCACATTCACATCCACAGAACGGGCAATAGGGAGTTTCGATCTCCATTTCAGTCACATTAACCATCATCGGACCATCAGCATCTACCAAAACTTCGTACTCGCTATTACATTGTTCACAGATCATTAAAACCATCCTCTGTTAAAAATAAGCGATTTTCAAGATCATCACATCCTCCGACATAATCAGCTCCTAAGAATATTTGAGGAAATGTCTTTGCGTTAGGAGCATGCCCCAAAAGGTCGTTTCTAGTCCACCTTACACCATCAACTAATCTTTCTTCAAATGTAATACCAGCATTGGTTAGTAGTTGTTTAGCTTTAGTACAAAAACCACAATTATCTGTACTCCAAATGATATTTTTACTCATAGTTAAATCATCCTTATTATTGTTCAAATCAGAAGTATATATACCATTTAAAAATAGTGTGGGTTTCATTTGGTAATAAGGGGAACCCACTCAAAGACCTCATCTAGCCGATCAAGCAGCTAGAGCGTAAGTATTAGCGTTTGCGTTTACTTTAATGATTTT